GAAAACATTCAAATCTGCAACATCATCATTATTTCCAGCAATTGCCTGTGCAAAAATATCAGACTTTATTTGTACATCATCAGATGGAGTACCATCAGCCCCAAAAATAGACTCTAATCCTTCAATATAATTTGGTGGAAATGAAACATAAGATAAAACCCCATTAGTTCCACCGAGTAATGCTTTGGAATCCACCTGAGCCTCATTACATGAACAAGATTGACAATCAGGATAAGTTATCATCGGAAGTCTTATTGTGAAATCTTTCGTTTCACATTTTAGTCTCAATCCATTACAAATAAATTGGAAGGGTCTAAACCCAAGAAGTTTTACTCGGCACAAATCACAAAGTGCTTGAATTGTAATTGTGTAAATAAACAAAAGTAAGTGAGCAACTATCAATAATACTATCCCAACAAACTGAATCACTGTGAATATTATAGAAAATAAAAAGTATAACAAATCAAAGTTTTTGAACCCATCATTAACAGGAAACTTATTAATAGTACTATCACAACTATCATCATCAATTTCTTTAATTCCAATAAATCTACCTCTCCCTCCCTTTTTGTATTGGTCAATTAATGATGATACAGTATAAACTCTATTGAATTGAAATTCATAAAAAGTGTCTTCGCAATCAATTATTTCATTTAATCTATCTATCTGTTCCGATCCAGTAAACCCATTTGTATATCCACTCCACGCCAAACCAAAATAATAAGAACTTTCTTGAAGATTTTTCGCAGTTTGACTTGGTGAATTGTTCGGATCTGTTGTGGAATTAACCCATCCATATTCTTTCACATTAGGAACCAAATAACTTGGCCTTCTAGTTTGTATGGTTAAATCGTTCGCTTGTGACCATTTTATTTTGAACCTGTACTTACTTTTAGTTGGTATACCGAGAGTAGAATCGTTAGACAAAACTCTTTCTCCAAATTCATTTGTCACAACATAATCCAAATTCATTGGTAGTTCCGTTAACCAAGTTCCATCCCCGTCGATTACATTACCCGCTTGTTCTAACTCATAAACCTCTAATACAGGATTACCATCCTCATCTTGTTGTATTGTTTGTCTTATCGCTAATATTTGACCAGGTCCTGAAGTAAGCCCACACAAATTACCCATATTATCTTTGGGTTTACAACCTCCAAATGTTTCACCAAATAGTCTAAGTCCAGGTCTAATTCTGAATTTATCAGGTGAAGAAAACATTGACCCCATAAAGACTGAAGTTGGTTGGATATCTACATTCGCATCATCTCGTAAATCAAAATCTACTCTATTGATTGATATGTCACATATTTCAGGGTCTCCCCATAAAGGAGAAATTTCAGCATTTTTAGTTAGATTAATAATTTGAGGTAAGGAATTCAAATCAGTAGATGACCTAAATTTATTCCCCGCAACTTGTGCTTCAGTTGCTAAACCCATTCTAATTAAATCTTGTGGCGTTAAAGAGAACTCACCTATGTCTGAAAGGTCAACATCCATCACAATGGTCCGTTCTCCGAGTGGAACTCCCATTATCATGTAGTCTCCACTATCATTTGTTCTAGAAGTGAACCTGTAGTACTTATCGTAAATCTCAACAGTAGTACTACCAGTTAAAACATCCGATTTTGAAGGTAGCGTCCCTGTTGCAGAGTGTTTTGAATATGATGGTGTATAAGGTAGTAAATTATATCTATATCCATCATCGTTCTTATCGTTTGGAGATTTGTATGGATATATACTTGTAATTAGTGGGTTTGATTCATCAACCTGTTCGATTGGGATGAATATTGAAACTCTAGCATTTGGGACACCAAATCCGTTATTTGCTGTGACTCTTCCCACTAAAACACCATAGTCCGCACAACTTCTTGTGTAGATATCAGTTTGTTGTATTTTAAGAGATAAAATTTCTAAGAACTCAAACTCTTGGTCTAATTGTACATTAATTGATTTGTTAATACCAAGTTCGGTCTTAATTCTATATGAATCACCCATGTAATATCTTTAGTTTATAAATAGTTTATGTGTAATTTTTAAGAATTAAAAGCACACACATTATAAATTATAAACCAAAGTGTTGGATAATAAACCGATTATGAGAAAGTAGTGGATTGGAAATTCTGAACCGAAACCTTAATATCTTTACCTGGATATCTGATTTGGTATACCTGTGATGGTTGTGCAAAAATTGTTGAGTTGACTGGTTGAATCTCTCTTGTCTCAGGATTAGAATATTCCATAGAAGTTTCCGCAGATGAATACTGACCACCAACATTGTTAAAAACTTTAATCCCTGAAACAGTTAGAACTCCATTTTGATTTTGAACAATACTTTGAATTTCAGATAAATAAACATTTTGCCCCAATTCCCTTACTTGTGGATTAAAGTAAGCGGAAATTCTATCTACAACATCCGCAATAACTTGGCCTGAATTCTGCGCTGATGTTAAAACAATAGAAACTTCAATACTCAAATCAATAACCTCAGCCGTAAGAATAGATATATAATCATTCATCATTCTATAGTTAGAAAGATACGTCGCGACATTTTGTTTTAAGGTATTTGATACAATATTTGTTAACTTTCCTGAAGTATCATATGATAATAATTGAATCAAAATTTTGTTGTTGTTTTCAGTAACTGAAACCTTGGCAGGTGCACCAAACTCTGATGGCATATTTCTGATAATAGACTCATAATCTTGTACTGTAACGGCTCTCTTTTGAGCTGAGAAGTTGAATGAGACATAGTTTCTAATTTCTTCAAGTGACGGTAACCCCGCCCCACCGATTGCCGCTGTAACGTTATTACATCTCAAAGAATTCACTACTGAAGAGTTAGTAAGTTCGGATGGTCCATTAACAAAGAAAGACACGGTGCCAATCTGAGTGATAACGTTTGTACCTAAGTTAGTACCTAAACCACCACCAATTCTATATTGTACAAATAGAGTTGAGTTTGGAGTTAATGCAGACCCTAAAGATATGTTGTTAGAATATCTCTGTAAATCTATTGTTGCTCCTAATGTCGTGAACTGGTCAAGAGCATCTTGTGCTGTATTTGTACCACCACCAAAAGTTAATTTTTTGAATCCTTCAGGTGTATATTCAGTTATAAATCTATTTGGTGTTTGAATATACCTACCAACTTTAATACCTGGTTGGTCGGATACTTTTGTTGGATCTTCAATAAAGACTCTATCTTCAGCTAAAGCATCTACTTCATACCACTTATTAGATACCCCTAAAAATTCTGCAGTTGTTGGAATATTGGTATAATCAGTTCCACTCTTAAGTAAAACACTTGTTATACCCAACACATTTTTTTCAGGTAGAAATAATTCAAAAAATGGCTTAACATCATTTGGTGTTATAACTCTTTTGAAAACCTTAGTAATACCGTTAACAACCAACTCTCGTTTAGTAATTGTATAATTTACTAATACGTTATTGGCATTGAAGTTAGGTATCTTAAGTCTATTAGGAAATCCTTGGGCATTGTATGGTGAAGTGAAATCAACATCATATATATTTTCAAAAACAATTCCCGCTCCTGAAACTTGTGACCCTCTGGCTAAAATTCCAAGATATCTTTCATCTTCTTTATCACCGAAGGCTGGTACCGTAATTGAGAAATCTACTAAAGATACTGATGGTCTTTGTCCAGGTAGTTTCAATCCATAAGTTCTTGCAATATTATATATTGAAGATCTTTGTTGAGCATATTGTAGTACTGTTTCTTGGATACTCCTATCAATGTGATAATGTAAGTTATCCGCAACCGCAGCATTCAAGTCCAAAAATACTGAGAATACAGATGCGTCATTAAAATCTTGTATTAGTTCAGGATAATATGTCCTGACATAATTAAGTAACTCAGTTCTTATTCCCTGATAATCTCTGGTTGTATATGATTTGCCATCTATATTAAATATTAATAATAACAAAATCACTTTGAGCAAAGCTTGATCTGTTATTTGAATAATCTATTCTAATTTTTGCAGTATATTCTGAGGTACCTTTTCCCGGTAATCTGTAAATTGGAGATTCACTTGTACCAATAGTATTTTCACCTATCATAGTATCAACTTCCTCCATTGGGTCTGCTGGTGTAATTGTTATCTGATTTAATAAAAGGTTCGGCATAAATTGTTGAACCGCGTCTCTTATATCTGATTGAATTGCGTCAAAAGTCAAACCATCAAATGGTTCAAATAAGAATTCGTATAATCTAGTACCAAATTCAGGTAAATAATATCTACTTCCCTTCCTTGTTAAAAGTAAGTGAATTAAATCAGATTTTACCTGTTGAGATTCTAGTTGAGTGAGTTCTAAATAATCACCTCGTCTTGAATCTTTGAAAGGAAAGTTTATTCCATATGTAAATCCATTTGCCATAAAGATAAATATAAGACCCTTGTTTTTCCTTATAAATAGCCACAAATAAAAAATCCCGATATATATCGGGATTAATTATTTAATTAGGACGAACAACCGAAACATTCGATTTCAATTCCTTCAGGTTTTGGTGGTAAATTCATATTACTATAATCAATTTTAGGAACCTCCACATTTGGTTTTGGTTTCTGTGTCTTTGATAGGTCCAACGCTAAGTGTTTAGCCCCAGTTGAAATCGCCTTAGTCCTTACATAATAACATAATGTTTTCAAACCTTTTTCCCACGAGTGAAAGTGAGATGATGTAATTTTAGACAACGTAGGATTCGACATATATATGTTCATAGACTGAGACTGGTCGATGAATGGTGCTCTATCTGCCGCCATATTAATCAAGTCTCTCTGAGAAATCTCCCAAATTGTTTTGTATTTAGGAATTAAATGTTCAATTCTTTTAACCTTTTTATTATAGTTTTTATCTTCAGGGTCAAGATATTGATTGAAATTAATGTTCTGAATAGAACCTTCATTCAAAATAATTTCATTCTTCAAATCTTCAGACCAAATACCAATTTTTTCAAAGTCATTAATTAAGTACTTGTTCACAATCATAATTTCTCCTCCAACAACTCTTCGGTTGAAGAGTGCTGAATGTGCTGGTTCAGTCATTTCAAATGAACCTGTAATTTTTGCTGAAGATGCAACTGGCATCTGAGCAGTAAACAAAGAGTTACAAACACCAAACTCTTGAACGTCTTTCTTTAATGTTTCCCAATCTAAAAATAACTCAGAGTCATTAATTTCCCACATATCAAATTGGAAAATACCTTTTGACATCGGAGAACCTTTGAAGAATTCGTAAGGATGTCTAATTCCTTTCTTACACAAATCATTACTTTCAGTAATTGCTGCGAAGTAAATTGCCTCAAAAATATTTTTGTTCAAAGTCTTAGCCTCATCAGAAGTGAAAACATAATCCAAAAGACAGAACACATCTGCTAAACCTTGTACTCCAATACCAATCGCTCTTTGTTCTAAACCTCCTTTAAGACCTTTTTCAGTTGAATAATTATTCTTGTCGATAACATTGTTCAACGCTCGTACTGCTTTTCTAACTTCTTGAATTAATAATTTGTAGTCAAACTTTCCCTCAACAATAAAGTTTTTAAGAACGATTGATGATAAAGTACAAATCGCTGTTGTGTTCTCATCAGTATACTGATAGATTTCATTACACAAGTTAGATTGTTTAATCACACCAATGTTTTGATGGTTGGTTTTCTTGTTCGCACTATCTTTAGCACATAAGTAAGGAACCCCAGTTTCAACTTGAGATTCAATTACTTTACTCCAAATCTCTTGGGCTTTCACTTTACGACCAATACCAGCATTAACCGCTAACTGATAGTTTCTTTCGTATTCGTCACCAAAACATTCCTGTAAAGGTTTGATACCTGCTTTGATAATATCATTTGGACAGAACAAATACCAATCTTCATTGTTTTTTACCGCTCTCATGAAATTATCAGGAATCCAAAGTGCAGTAAATAAGTCTCTCGCTCTCAATTCTTCAGCACCTGTATTCTTTTTAATATCCAACAAGTCGAAAATATCTTTGTGCCACGGTTCCAAATAGATTGCCGCACTACCAGGTCTTCTACCTTGTTGATTAAAGAATCTTAAAGATTCATTAACAATCTTCAAGTACTTCAACAAACCTCCGGCAAATCCACCTGAAGACGTAATTCGACTTTCTTTACTTCTAATGTTAGACATCGATAATCCAATACCCGCAGCATCTGAAGAATATGTTGAAATATCATTCAAGGTTTTTAGTAATCCTTCTCTTGAATCTGAATTATTATAATGTAATACACAAGAAGCAAGTTGAGGAACTTTGGTTCCTGAGTTAATCATAATTGGAGTCGCCTTAGAAATTCTCTGACTTGATAATGAATGATAATACTCCACAGCCTCTTCGAATGAATTGGTCACCCACAATGCAACTCTCATGTACATATGTTGAGGTCTTTCGATTGTTCTTCCTTCAGGTGTTTTCAATAGATACATTTCTTGTAATGATCTCCATCCAAAATAATCAAAGTTGTAATCATTCTCATGATTGATAACCTCATCAATTTTAGAAGGTCCATACTTCTCAATCACCTCCATAAGTTCATCATGAACAACACCATCGGCATGAAGGGTATGCATTACATTTGAAAAACTTGGGTCAGTTTCTTTATGATAGGATGAGATAGCAACTGAAGATGCAAGTCTTGAATAATCATAATGACTTCCAGTATATGCAGCTGCAATCTCATAAACAAGTTTGTCTAACTCTTTTGTTGTTATATTACCTTCAGTTGGTACTGATGTAATCACCTTAATGAAAATCTCATCAGAGTTTACAGTTAAACCTTTTGCAGCTCGTTTAATTCTATTATAAATTTTTTGAGGATTGAATGCAACATCATCCCCGTTTCTCTTTTTAATTTTTAATGACATCATAGGTATAAAAGTATTAAATTAAAAATCAGAATCAAATGATAATTCTTCGTTTAGTTTAGCCTTCTGGTATTCCATAGTTCTAGACTCAAAAAAGTTACCTTTTGTCTCAACCGCAATTTGTTCCATAAATTTAAATGGTTGTTCTACATTGAACTCTTTTTTACATTCAAACTTAACCAACAACTGGTCAGTGACGAATTCCAAATATTGTTTCATGAGGTTAGAGTTCATACCGATAAGTGAAACTGGTAGTGATTCAGTGATGAATTCTTTTTCAATCTCCAAAGCGGACAATAGAATTTCTTTAATTCTTTTTTCAGATGGTTTGTTTTCCAAATGATTGTTCACCAAGTGAATTGCGAAGTCGCAGTGAAGGTTTTCATCTTTGAAAATTAAACTGTTAGCATTACACAATCCTTGCATAATACCTCTTGATTTCAACCAAAAGATTGAACAAAATGAAATATACCTTCTACCGCGGCAAATGCAACGAGTCTTTCTTGGAAAGTAGAGTTCTTGATCCAATCCAAAGCCCATTTAGCTTTCTTTTGAACCGCAGGCAGATTATCCAAAGCCGTGAAACAAAGTTGTTTTTCTTTCTCGTTAGAGATATAGGTATCAATCAACAAGGAATACATCAAACTGTGAATGTTTTCCATCATCAATTGAAATCCATAGAAAAACTTTGCTTCAGGGTATTGAACTTCTTTGACAAAATTCTCAGCTAGGTTTTCATTCACAATACCATCAGAGGCGGCAAAGAATGAAAGGATGTTTTTAATAAAATATTGTTCGTTTTCTGTCAAGTTGTTCCAATCCCTGATATCATTAGTCAAGTCGACTTCTTCTGCAGTCCAGAATGCCGCTTGGTGAGATTTATAAAACTCCCAAATATCGTTATGCTCAATAGGGAATATGACAAATCGATTAGGATTTTCTGTTAAAATTTTTTCCATAAGTAATTGTATTTTATAATTGTTGTTTTTGTTGTGACTCTTTTTGTTTTCTTTTCTCCATCAACTCTTTTACCCTGTCTCTTTTTTTCTCTTCTTGTTGTTCTTCGAATCCTAAGAATGTCACAGAGCTTTCTGTATCAATTTCAAGTAATTCGTTGTTGAACTTACAATTTTCGAAAACAACTCCGTCTTTTCCAAGACGAGACTTTGTGATTGCGATAGTCGCTAGATTCATTTCTTTCTGTTGAAGAGTTTTAGCTACTGTAATGATTACGTGTCCAACTTGAGCTTTCTTAATTGATCCACCCATTTGGTCTGTAGTTACTACTTCAGAAGAAATACTACTTCGGTTACCTTGAGTTGCTGTCCATCCGACTAAATTTAGTTCGTGACACATAGCCTCAAAACCTCTCATAACAGACCCTTCAGCTTTCCACTCATCTTTCGATGATGACTCAGGTAAAACACAATCAATATAGTCTAACATAACCATATCGATTTTTGTTCCGTCAGCAATCAACTTCCTAACTTGGTTTTTGATTTGGTTCATCGTCATAGTATCCGAAGCTAACTTTTTGAGAACAAGTTTGTTTTTCATTGTTTCTTGAATCTCAGTAATTTTACCCATCACTTCTTCTTTATGATTCGCCAATTCGTCAGGTGGAATACCTGTCCAAATTGTAAAATGTTTACGTTGAACTATCTTAGGGTTGTCTTCGAAAAATATTTGTAAGACATTATATCCCATATTGAATGCCGTATTAGCGATTTTAGTTAGTATTGTTGTTTTACCAACACCAGTTGGTGCAAGTATAACTCCAATTTCTCCTTTAGCTAATCCACCCTTCAACAATTTGTCAATACCAGGTATTCCCATAGGTATTGGATGTCTATAGTCCTCATCCAAAACTGTATCCAAATCAGAGAAAATATCAGACTGTCCTTTTTCGATTTCTCCAACTTGTAACGCTTCTCGAACTAAACCTTCAACTTTGTCGTAAGATTCGAAATCACCTTGGGTGATTATCTTCTGAGCCTTGTCCATCGCCTTTTGAAGTTCTTGTTGTTTACAAAACTTCAAAGCTTTTTCCTGAACAAATTGAGTCCCCTCAAACGGAGCGTCTTTAACTTGTTTAAGGGTGTCTAATACAATTTTTACAACCAGTTCTTGAGAAACTTCAGACTTAACAATTTGTTCGAGAGTATCGAAATTTGGAGTGGACTCATACTTTACATAGTATTCTTTGATCATTTGAAGAATGATCTTGAAATACTTGTTATCAAAATAATTCGCTTCAATAACATCCATTATTGAAGAAGAAAAATCTTTATCTACCACAATCTGATTCAATAACTGAATCTGGAATGTGTTCCCCAAATAATCGAAATTTTTGTTCATGTTGTCGTAATATGCCCCTTAGTATTATTAAATATTCACTTACTTAGATCAAGATCCAAATATTTGAAACTTAATGATTGGGATGAAAAAATGTCAGTAAGATCTCGTAAGATATCTTTCAAGAATGGACGTACGTCCACAGTATACCTCACTTTTGGTGGGAAAAATTTTCCATCAAAAATTCTGTGACAAATTGTCGTGTCACCATTTTTGATTAAAATATTAAAAATTTCAGGACCGTCAGTATATGAAGTATCCATAATCGACGCATCATGCATGATAGATTCACTGTTGTCTGTCATGTAGATTACAGTTTTCATTTTTAGGTGATATTGCAAATCTCGCGCAATCTCCTCAACTAAATAATAAAGGTCAACTGAATTTTTTGCTTTAGGGTTATAACCCCTAACATTGAAAAATCTTTGAACTACAATGTTGTCATTGAGAGTTAATAGAAATTCCATTTTTGTACTGTCTTGTTCTTTCATAGAAGGAATTAAATTTTGTTTGTGTTTCTTTTTTCTTTTCGTGTAAGTTTCATAAATGGTCGGAGGAAATCAACCCAAGCTTCATCGTTTTTGGGTAGATACTTAAAGAGACCATCCTCCATCATCATTCTCATTAAGTTTTTGTAACCACGATCAGATGGATCAATGGTATCTTGGTATATTTGTTCTACTAATTCTTTTCCATCATCGGTAATTAAAGGGTTGGACAAATCTACTATTTTTTTGTTTAACTCATAGAAAGTTTCTCCAAGTATACCGTTTTTGGTTTTACCAGTCAAAATATTTTCTAAAGCTTTGATTTTTTTTGGTTGTGTGTTATTTCGTGCAATATCCAAAATTTCTTCCACAGTACATGGTTTTTCCAACATTTCAGGGAAAAGTTTTACTAAGGTCTTTTCACCTAGTAATTCGATACCATCGATGTTATCCGATTTGTCACCCGTGAAGATCTTTGTTAATAAGACGTTTTGGTGAGGTATGTTGACCTTATTTATCGAAATGGTGTCACCATACCCCAAATACATTTTAGAGGTAGGAGAGTATATTGTAACACGTTCTGAGATGAGTTGGGTGAGGTCCTTGTCTGCGGAAAAGATAATGATATTCTCGTCTGTAGAAATTTTACAGTAATACGCAATCAGATCATCAGCTTCGTTATTTTTCATTTCAACCTGACGAACAAAGATTTCTTCCAAATATTGCTTAACTCTGGCTTTTTGTTGTAGATATGATTCGTATTTGAACTCATTCATATCATGCTTTCTATTAGCTTTGTATTGAGGATATAAGGATTTTCTTATGGAAGAGTTTGAACTTCCATCCCAAAACACAACCACTTTATCATGATTATGTTCTTCTAAAAATTTTCTGATAATGTTTATAAAATGGTAAATTCCACCTAAGTGGTCTCCACCATTATATAACTCTTTTACTCCGTGAAATCCAATTTTGAACAGATTGTCTCCGTCAACTAATAATGTTTTAATCACAACTCGTGATTTAAATGTGGAACAATAAACTAATCTTCTTTTTCTTCTTTTAAGGTGAAATCACCATCAGAACCAATAATATCTTTCCAATAATCGGCATATTCTTTTTTGTAAGCTTCGATGGATGTCTTTTCTTCTGATGCTTCTTTACCCGCTAAAAATCCGTGAGGAGTAACAATAATTTTTCCATCTTCGTATCCTAAACCATTGATGTGGTTTTTCAGTACAGACACTTTAGTTCTTGTTGCAAACTTAACACT